CTGAATAAACATAATATTAATATTACTTGCAATGCATAATGCAATAAATGTTTTCATTCCGATAATTTGTTTATTTGCCAATTCATCTTCCACATCTTCCCGGATGTTTTTAATCTTTTTGGTTTTTAGTTGTTGCTTATTTGCTCGCATTAATTCAATGCATTTGAATTTTTCCGTTTTTTCATTAACAAAACTAGTTGACCCCGGATATTCGTATTTGGAAAACCCATTTTGAATAATAAAATAACACCAAAATAGTGCATCTTTTTCTTTTGGATAAAAAAAATTGTCAATTGCAGATTTTTCTGCGCGGGGTTTTGTGATAATTTTTTCTGCATGCTGTTTTGATGTCACCGTCTTATCTAAAGGTCGGAAATGTTGTTTTGCAAGCAGTTTGCCATTTAACATATAATCCTGTAACTTAGTTAATACATGATTATAATTCTCATTTGTTTGAACGCAGTTTTGTTCGTGTTTTTGTTCATGTTTTTTATATTGATTTTGACGATTTGAAGAGTAACTATTGTGCATATTTGTTGTTATTAGATTTTCCGATATTATCTTTATTATCTTTTGTAAAGTATATATTTTTGAATTCCTCTTTTTGTTTTTCAAGCTCATTCAAGTTGCATTCTTGTGTATTTACATAATTTATATACATTTTCAGATTATTAATCATATCACTTTGAAGTTCGGTTAAATTAATAAAAGTGCCATACTTATTCTCATTTAGCGTAACAGCTCCGTCTTTGCTCAAAATACGCAATATTTCTACTTGGTTAAATTTTGGCATTGATTCAATTTTCTCACGAATTATGTTTAATTCCACAAATTCATTTGACTCTGCAAGCATTTCTATATGCATTATCATGCTTTACTTTTAAATACAAATTTCTTTGTATTATTGTATTTAAATTTATTTATTGTATTTTATTTTTAGTTGGTTAGTCTTCAATAACTAGCTTGGGCTTTGAAGGCTCTTTGGGCATAGTATAATCTTTCTTGGGTTCAACCAACTCTGCAATAATACTAACATATTTATCATTCAACTCAAAGCGTTGTCCAATTACACGCGCAGTGAATTTATTTCCTTCTTCTATCGTAGCAAAATGCTGAACCATGTAGTGATGGTCTCTTGTAACAAACACCACAATTGGAGAAGGTATTTCATCTGAACTTTCTGCGCGAATTCCAGCCTTTGTTATATTTTTTGCAATACATTGAATCAACATTCCTTCCACCGGACAGCATATTCGGCACTCAAACACAACTTCAAATCCAATGTTTGTTCCCTTGATCAATCCACTAGAATATGTTATAATTTTACAAGAACCAACTTTAATAAACCCTTCTACAACACATTTTCCTTCATAATTCTCTATAATAAATCTTTCAATGGTCTGTTGAATATTTTTCCCGATATTAACCATTTGCAATGCTATACTGCGCGTGATTAGCGAACGGGTGTATATGTTGTTTTCAACATTTTGCTTCTTTTTATATTTCGGTTTTTGAAAAGTTGCAACAGTCTCCATTAATATATATATATAATAATTATCTTTTTATTTACATTTCAATTTTAAATTAATTAAGTTATAAATGCTATAATTTAATTACATGCGATTTGACCAATATTTGAAGAATATCAATTTATTATATTTTCAATTCCTTTTTTGATAGCATTGCATTTTCATAGTCAAAAAACCAGAGTTTATTATTCCTTTTACTCTTATTGTAATACCTAAATAAAAACTCTTGCAATGAACATAATTCGGATTGAACTAATCCTTTAATGCTTCCTTGGGTATATTTATCAAATAATTCCTGCCCAAACAATTCTATTAGAATTTGAATTTTCTTTGTTTTGCTTGCTTCATCACATCTAGCACCGGTATTTCGCTTGGCTTCCATATCTTTCACTTTAAATACCAGATATCTATTTTTTTGATCTTGTCCAATAAACCCAATCATGTTATTCAGCTCATAATGAATATAATCCATCTTAGAAACTGTTTCCATTGCAACTTCTCTCTCATCTTCGGATTCGGCTTGGACCCATTTTTTGTTTTTCATTAACATTACGTGGATTTTATCCCCCGAAAATAAAATCATGCTCGTTAATCGTGCCGTTTTAATAATTTTTTTATCTAAATATTTTTTAATATAGTATTCAAATGTATTTTCCTCAAACATATCAAACGAATATATATAATTGATTAATTGCAGTTTTTCGTGGTATAACAACATATCAACCAAATGTTCAACTAAAAATTCCAATGCATCTGGAGATGTAATTATTCCGTTCTTTATTAATTTTTTCATAGTTACACCGCAATGTTTATACCAATTATCATCTCCTCTGGGAACAGTTTCGCTTGTTCTTGCAAATGACATTGCCAAATCAAAATTGGCTTTCATTTCAATTATAACCGGAGATTCTTCTTCTTTTATTTTTGCCTCTTCAACAATTTCTGCCTTTTTAACTTCTTCTGTGAGCTGAGTTACAGGTGCGGCGCTTGGAGCGCGTTGTGGTCTGGGTTCAACAACTTCTCTCATTAGATCGGTTTTTAATTCAAAATTTACCACGGTGTGTTTGAAATCCAAAGGAACGGACCTCTCAAAAATAGTTGCCCGCGGATTGTTCAATTCGCTTGGTTGAAATAGATAATATTCTCCAATATTCACCAGATGGCCAGTTCTACCATATTTATCAGTAATGGATTCCGTTGCATCTTCTATGAGTTGTGTTAAAGCCGCGTATATTTGGACAATTGGATATGATTTTGGAGTGTTTATGCGACGAATTAAATCAGCCTTTTTGAAGAAAAATTTGCCGTCTATCTTATCATTAAATAATTGTCTTATTTTTTGGAATATTTTTTCAGAATTCATCATGATAAATGTTTCATTATATGTATCTTCTCTCGTATTGTCATCATCTATTTGTTTATCTGGATAGCATTTATATTCACAATCTGCCATGTAATCGCATGCAGCTGAATATGGTATATCCCCTACTTTAAAATCGGTTAAAACCATTCCATTTGATAACACCTGTTTTACCTTTTTTGTCGTCTCTTTCTCAATATTTTCCTGAGTGAAATTTGTTTGATCGTGATTAATTATACAATCAACAGACGTTTCTTTTAATACACGACTAACTCTCCCCATTTGAAGAGCTTTATATTCTGCCACTCTATATACGTATAAATCAGCGGCCTCCTCTTCATTATTTTCCAATATTGTTCCATATATGAATATTTGCACATTGCGATCTTCAAAATTCAAACTTTTATGACTAAAATTACGAACGCCTCTACCAATAATTTGTTCTATTCTATTCATGTTATACCAGGGATCAATAATATGGACTTGTCTTAAAAACTTGAAATCAACTCCTTCTGATCCTGCTTGAGAAATCAAAACTATTTTTATTTTATGTCCATCTTTATTGTCATCATTTGTAATAGCTTTAATCTCATAATCATTGTTTGGTGATATTCTTGGGTCGCCGGTAATCATAATGTATTTTGCTGGCATAAAACTATCCTTCTTATTCTTTCGTGGTTTCAATGTTCTAGAATCAACTAATTCTGTTGGAGGTGTTTTGAATAATGATTTAGCCCCATCGCCATATCTTGAAAACCCCATTTCTTCCAATGCAAGCGCCAGTGGGATTAAACCACCATCAATATACTGGGAGTAAATTAATACGATTCCGTCTGCAACATGTCCATCGGCAGAGACAATATTTTTACAAATTGAGTTGAACTTTGAACTGTAGTTTCCAATTTTATCTGGGGAGAAGATTTTATCATTTTTATCTATTAACCATTTTTTATATTCAAATGACCCCTTTTCTGGCGGGCTTTTGCTGTCAATAAAATCCATTGTGCGTTCCAATCCTCTCTTTCCAGTTAAATCATTTGCATTAATAAATATTTGAGGGCTGCCGCTGCTACTAGTGCTGTCAGGATCGCCACCATTGTATGAAGTTAATGATTTTTCACTAGATGGTTTTTTTGTTAATTCAATCGCTAAACGCGGTTCTACACTGGATTCCAATTGTTCAGAGTTTTTAAATACAGGTAGTGTGGGTTTTGGTCCAGGTTTTGGCGCTAAAACAGATTCTGAATCGGATAAACTTTCAATTGGTTCAATGTTTTCCACCGCATATTCCAATCCTTCCATCGGATAAACAATATTCAATGCTTCCAGTGGTATTTGCAATAATGTATATCCAAATGACTCCATATTATCAAAGCTAGGCATATCTCTAACAATTCCCGTTTTCGTTGTTATGCTTATTTTTTTTTTCCTTAAACTATCAATTACAAACTGATATCCCATAGATTGATATTTTCCAATATCTGTTAAATAAATGGTTGATTTCAGAATATTAATTGTGTCTTCGTCTTTTATTTTCTTCCCATTCATTTGATATTTTGGATAGCGAATGTCATCCAACGTTGATTTTGGAGAAAAGACGGAAGGATAAACTCGGAAAGGAAACGTATATGGATTTTCACCTCTTACAAACGATACATATCCGGTTGCTTTTCTTATCAATAATTCCTTTCCTTCTTCTTCACCATTGGGTCCTTTCTTGAAATTTCCATCCTTATCAAAAACGTCCTTTATCTCAACAGTTGCGCGTCTATCATTCAAATTCATCAAATTTAACAACCAGATAATTTCCTTGTAACTATTATACATTGGTGTCGCAGATAACAACAATAAACGCAAATTTGACGCGGATTTAACCAAATCTAATAATTGTAATGCCACTTTTTTATTTTTATTCTCTTCAGCAATTCGTATATTATGAATCTCGTCTATTACAATTAATCTATTATCAAATTCATATTTTAAATTGCGAATCATTTTTAGTTGCTTGTCGGCTTCATCCTTGAAAGCGCCTTTTACTTCCTTTACTTTTTCAATGTAGTTGGCAAATTCAATGTATCCTAAAAATAAATAGGATGCGTTTATAATGCCTTTTACCTGGCTTATAACTTTTTCTTTTGTAAGACCCTTCATGTTCATGGGATTAATTTCTTTCAAATACTTATTTCCAGTTGCGCCTTTAAGATTCCACAATCCATCAACTTGTTTTAGTTTTCTCTCATCAAACATCTGCAACCTAAAATTGTCTTGAACATTTGGTGATGCAACAATAATAATTTGTTTTGTGATCCCCATTTGTTTCAAATAATCTCGTTGTTCCTCACACACACCAATTGCACTTGATGTTTTGCCCGACCCCAATCCATGGTAGAGCAAAAGACTATTATAAGGAGTTTGAAAAGAGAGAAAATTGCGCACAAAGGCTTGTTGAGGCGCCAACTCAAACTCCGCATTTGCTAAAAGGTTTGATTGTTCCTCAATATCATAAATTTTTCCATCATATCTAGTATCATTAAACTCCTTTTTTTCTGCAATTTTAACAATAAAGTTCGGATCATTTAAACTAGGATACAGAAAATCGTCCTCTTCGGGGTGTCGCGACAATTCTTTTCTCTCTAACAGCTCCTTTTTTAACAAGAATTTATTGCACTTTTTATCATATTTATTCTCAGAAGCACCACATTCATTCATCTCAAACTCTTCCTTTAATTCCTCCAATGTTTCATCTTTTTTCTCTTCCTGAACAGCTTCGTCGATTGTAATTTTTTTTGATAATTTTTTTGGTTTTGCTAATTTTAAAATTCCTGTAGTTTTTGGTTGTTGTGATTGCATTATTATATATTATGAATATAATCTATATTCTTGTAACACTTTATTTATATTTGTTATTATTTGCTTCTTTTCTAAATTATACGGTCTGATTGACTCTAAACACTCGTCAATCGTTTTCCATTCTAGTTTGCTAACCTCTGTTTTTTGATAATTTTGCAAAATATCAATAGTTTCATTCATATAAGCTAAAAAATACTTGTGTTTATAAGATTTGTGGTTTGAACCAATAAATATTTCTTCAAACGGTAACAAATTATCTACAACTTTGATTTTTTTACTACAATACCCAGTTTCCTCTTCAAATTCTCTTAATGCACATTCTAAATCTTTTTCCTGAAAATTGCGTCGTCCTTTTGGGAATTCCCACTCCGTCTCTATCCACGATGTTTTACTATTTTGTATTATATCATCAAGAGTAACCTTTTCAGTATTAATTTGAATTCCATTTTTTATAATATCAAATTTTTTGGATGACGCAACTTCTTCACCTCTATATTGTATTCCGTTATTTTCACCCCATAACATCTTCCACAAAGTTTCAAATGACTCAGTTTTTAATCGCTCTTTTTCACAAAGTGACATTTCATCTACACTTTTTTGTATTTGTTCCACATTATACGATGAATATTTTCCTCTAATAAGATCTATGTAACCGAAACTGTCTTTGCGGCGTATCATTAAGTACTGTATTCCTTGGTCACTTGGTCTAAATAAAATAATTCCATAACTGGTTATAGGTAATTTACATTGATGAAACACGTGTCCATGTTTTCCACAATTATTGCATATGTTTGTTTTATTCATTAAATATACGACTAATAGTATAATGGTTAATATGTTTAAACAATTATCTTTTAATATATAATTTATTCAAATGGGATTAGATTCAAAAGTATGGGGGCCACATTATTGGTTTTTTTTGCACACGGTTGCAATGTGTTATCCACATAGGCCAAATACTATTACAAAGAAAAAGTATTACGAATTTGTTCATAACATACCGCTATTTATTCCTATAGAAAGCATGGCAACTTATTTTAGCCAACTTCTAGATCAATATCCAGTGTCACCTTATTTAGACTCCCGCGATGCATTTATACGATGGATGCATTTTATACACAATAAGATAAATCAGCGCCTAGAAAAACCATCTATATCATTAAGCAAATTTTACGAAAATTATTACGAACAATATAAGCCGAATGATTTGAAAATGCGAGAATATTATAAAATGCGGAGCAAAATAATATACTTTATTATTGTTGCGCTATTTATTGGTGGTATAGTTTATTTATACAATGAATGAATTATACAATTGGATAAAATCTGAGAATAAATAATAATCTAAACCTATTTTAAGACTAATAAATGACAAAAATTAAAGGAGGAAAAGCAATCGCATCTGGGGGGTTTGGATGCGTTTTTAGCCCGGCGTTAAAATGCGACGGAAAAAAAAGAACTGATGATAATATTTCCAAATTAATGAAAATAAAATATGCAAAAAACGAATTTAAAGACATTCAAAGATTCAAGGGATTATTAGACAATATACCAAAGTATGATGATTATTTTTTAATAAATGGGTTTTCACTATGCAAACCCGATAAGCTTGATGACGAGGACCGTGATAATTTTGATAAGAAATGCAAGGCTATGAAAAAAATGGACATTACTGCATCCAATGTTAATTCATCTCTTGACAAGCTGATGGCGCTCAATATGCCATATGGCGGCATTGATGTTGGCGAATATATTGAAACTCATAAAATGGACTACCAAAAGATGCGTCAAATGAATGTTTCACTCATTCAACTTCTGAAAAAGGGTATCCTACCAATGAATCAACGAGAGATATTTCACTGCGATATTAAGGATTCAAATATTTTGGTGAAAGAAGAAGAAGGCGGAGCCGTAAAAACTCGTTTAATAGATTGGGGATTATCTACAACATATAAATCCGGTGAAAATATTCCCAAACCTTTGACAAATAGACCATTTCAATTTAACGTCCCTTTTTCTGTTGTTCTATTCAATGATACACTAACTAAAATGTATAATGAATTTTTGAAAAAGAATCCAGAACCAAGCTTTTTTATGGTGCGTTCATTTGCAATCAATTACATCATTACATGGGTAAATAAACGCGGACCTGGACATTTAAAAGCGCTCAATAGTATTTTCAAAATATTATTTGAACGCGGTTTAATTAATATTGAAACCCAATTTAAAGATGACTTGATAGAATTTGATTACACTTTTTATTTTATTTTTGAATATGTTTCATATGTGCTGTTTAAATTCACAAAAAACAACAATTTTGAGAAAATGGAATATTTTACTCAAGTATTTATTAAAAATTTAGATGTATGGGGATTTGTCATGACATATTTGCCCATTTTAGAGTATTTGAATGGGTATTATAGTAAATTGTGCAATTGCGAATTGCTTATTATTGAGAAAATAAGAGAAATGATTTTATACATTATTGAGTGCAGTTATGTTCCAATTGATGTTGATAAAATTGTTGAAAAATTGGAGGATTTGAATGAATTGTTTTTGTGCGCCGAAAAGAAATCCGCCACCAAATTTGAAGAAAAACGGGGCACTTCTAGCACCACAAATTCTCAACAAAAATCAAAATCAAAGTCAAAATCTAAATCTAAATCTAATTCTAATTCTAATTCTAAAACTAAAAAATCTTCCCAAAAACTTAAATCCAGCTCCAAAAATAAAACATCAAAAAATAATTAGGCTTATATTTTAATAAATGTATAATATATATTATTAAAATATGTTATCACCATCTACACCAAGATCACAATCTACCCCAAGAGCTCCTCCTCCAACAAGGGCGAATTCTATAGTATCAGACGACGAAGACGAAGAAAATGGCAATCGCGCATCAAAACAATCACAATCACAAGGGCCAGACGCCTCTACAACTTCTGGTAAATTAGAAGACGACCCATACTATAAAAAACTTATGGGGTGTTCATGTGCAAAAACATCTGATGCTAAAGGCGTTCCTACAATTTCTAGAACAGGCGAAGGATCAATCAACGGAATACCTCCCACCAGTTCAAGTGACAGTTCTTCTGGAAAATGCATAACAAGTCCTCCAACCAATGGAAATATTACATTTAATAATTTTCCTTCTGGAAATAATATTAAAAAAACATATATTGATTATGGAATTGGACTTACAATGCCAAATGGGGATAAATATACCAATAGATGTTTTATATTATCATTGGCTCATATATTAGGCATTGATGTTTGTGAATTTTATGGAAATATCATAAAAATATTGCAAGATAATCCAATATTGCCTGGGATGGAAGAATTGAAAAATTTAACGGATGAAGAATTAAAAGAACATTCTGAAGATTCTACAAAATATCCAGACGCGGCAGATAGAGAGAAGGCAACAAATTTATTAAATTATAGAAAAGAAAAGGCAATAATATTATCAAGCGGAGTTAGAGGACGCCCAGATTTTATAGATGGTTCATTGTTATTAAAATATATCAAATTTGGAAATTTATTGCCACGTGGTCTTATTCTACTTCTAACTGAAAATTATTCATTTGACAACAATTCCCGTATAAATCCGGGAGATGTTCAAGGATTTGGCGTTTATGTTAATGCTATTGGGATTAATAAACCAACATTAGACACGCCAATAATTTATAATTTGGGGGAAACCCATTATGTTGTGGGAAATGAACAGGTAACACCTGAAATACTCAATTCAATAATATCTCATACAACTAATATTACACAATTAAATAGTAATGCACCTTTTACATATACACAACAGCCTCAGACGGCTGGTTCTAAATCTAGAAAAACAAAGAAATCTAGAAAAACTAGAAAAACTAGAAAAATAACGAAAAAAAGAAAAACAACGAAAAAAAGAAAAACAACGAAAAAAAGAAAAACTAGAAGAAAATAAATTACTAAAATTTATAAAGAAGATAACACATAATTAATTATAATCTTGCATTATATTAATTATGAAACTAGAATTATTAATATTTGGCATAACTGCCTTCTTTATTTACAATACTTATTATGATGGCAAATATGTGAAATTAATAATAAAAAATAAAAAATATTTTCAAATCGCATTTTTCGCCTTTTTAGGTATCGTCTTTTATCTCATGGTAAAACGAAATCCAGCTAGATGCAAAAATATTCTGCTTCATGCAAATAATGTTGTTAAATATATGCCGATTGATAAATCATCCATGGACATGCTTACTCCATTGATAGACTTTACGACAACATCTAGCAATTCAAGTTTTATGGGCGATTTAAACAATGAAAATGACGCGGGATCGGGTAATTCTACCGCGGGCACAATGAATGCAGAAAAACGCATATTACAATCTGGTGGTAAGAGCACAAAACGTTCTGTAAGTGAAACAAAAAAGAAATATGTGGCTTCTAATCAAGGATGGAAATGCGGTGATTGCAGCACGCAATTAAATGCCTGGTTTGAAGTAGATCACATTAAGCGTCTTGAATATGGGGGAACAAATGAAGTCACTAATTTAGTCGCTTTGTGCAGAGACTGTCATGGCAAAAAAACAGCCATGGAAAATATGTGATGATTCAACATTCTCCAAGACATCGTTGTTTTTGCAATACTTTACAAAAGTATTTTATATAATATTATTATATCATGAACATTCCAAAAGCTACTGCAATTCCAATACTTGAACCTATAAAAACAGACTCTTTTAAAATGGATGATGATTTTTTTAAGAAAATAAAAACCCCGCTCATATATGGGACTTTTGGCATTGTATTATTTGCTTTAATTTGCATAATTATTGGATTAATATATTCAAAGGGTGGATTGTCCGATTCGGGACAATTAACACCAGAACAACATGCAACAACATGGATAATTATAGCATTTATATCAGCAATTCTATTAATTGTTTTCATGGTCATACCAAATTATAAAGAGCTTTTGAATTTTTTAGGTAAATTAAAATTTGTATTGTTACTCGTTGCATATATTATTGGCCTTATAATACTATATAGGTCTGTTCCATCTGGCATTGTAAATGCATATGCTTTTCTATTTTTTCCAATAACCATGTTAATCGGGATTTATTTATTTTATTTAGCAATGGAAAAAGGCCAATTATATGGATTTGACTTGAACTATGAACGCGTTAAGTATGCGCTTATATTTTTTTGTTTGATAGCATTTATGTTGGTATTATATATAGTTGATCCCGGTGGATATTTAAAAACATACTTTGGCCCTTCATTACTCATTACAATCTTATTAGTTGTTTTTGGATTTCTGTATTTATTGACACTGATGACACTTCCCTCAATTAAACAAGGGCAAGGACAAGGTAACTCTTCTGGAGAACAAGGAGGTTTTTTCAAAGGTCTTTCCAAAACGGCGTTGTTTAGCGGGGTCGCGTTTATTATATTTTTAATCGCAGTTGTCTCTGGTATATTAGCTTATCCCGGTGGTTTTACTAAAGGAACAAACGTAGCGGGAAGCGATAAAACTAATACGGTTTCTCTCATTGCTATTTTGGTCATAGTAGTTTTTGTTCTGTGGATATTATTCTTCGGCATTCTTTCATTCTCAAATATAAAACTTCGTGATAGCGATGGAGATATTGATAAAAGTATGTCAAATATTTTAAGTATTGCGCGCCAGGTTTTCATGTTACTATTTGGGCTAGTTTTTTCTGGATTACTTATTTACTGGTTAGTAACTGGAGTTGAAGGTCTATCAAGTAAATCTGGTATTATATCTTTTATATTAAATGCATTAATTATTGTTACTGTATTGGGGCTGGTATTTAAATTAATAACTGGTGGAACATATTATAAAAAGAGCGCAATATTTAGACTTGTCGTGAATACTTTATTTTATATACCATGCGTTCTTGTTGGTATAATTGACAGCATTATTAGTATATTCGGTCTTGGAGTTCCATCTGCAAAAACTGGCGAGTCTATATTATCGGCAACAAAAAAAACTCCTTATTCCTATTACATTCTATTATTCTTAATTATTTTATTGTATGCTGTGTATTATTTTATTGCACCCCAACTTCAAACAAATATGGCAAAGCAAGGGGGGACAATATTAGTAAATGCTCCAATGTATTCAAACACTGAAAATGTAATTGGAACATATGACAGCTTGAATGGAACAAATGCGGACACAAATCCATACGATTATCAATATGCAATTTCATTTTGGGTTTTTATTGACGCAGTTAGTCCAAGTGCAAGTTCGTCTCTAGAAAAATATACATCTTTATTAAATTATGGTGATAAACCAAATGTTCTTTATAATGCCAGTGAAAATACTCTTATGATTACAATGCTGAATACAGGCGAGCCAGCAATTGGAAGTGTCAGCAGATTAAAAAATCCGCAAGAACTAGATACAAACGGCAATATTATTATTTATAAAATGTCCAATGTTTTGTTACAAAAATGGAACAATATTATTATTAATTACAATGGTGGAACCCTGGATATTTTTTATAATGGCAAGCTAGTAAAATCTGTTAATGAAGTTGTCCCAAAAATGTCAAAAGATGTTCTGACAGTCGGGTCAAATAATGGCGTAAATGGTGGAATATGCAATGTTAATTATTTCAATACAAATCTAAGCGCGTCGCAAGTGTATTACTTGTATGACACTGTAAAAGATAAAACTCCTCCAGTTGCTAGCTCGTCAAGAGAATCTATAGTAAAAGATGTGTTGGCTGGTGCGAATATTAAATCAAACCCCCCAGTAATAACAATTCCCATTACGATTGATGTAAAATCGCAAGCTTCTAGCCAAGAAGCCGTGCCAGACCAGCCACCTGAAAAGGGCGATCCTAACAAACCTTTTACAGATTACTTGTCGTTTAAATGGTTTGCTGTTGCAAATAATGACAATTTTAATGGGTTATAAGTTTGCTTTGGGGTGCGATTCCTTATTAGAAAAATGAAAAATGATAATATATTAAAATGAATATGAACATTCATTTTAATAAAATTTCTATTAGTATATTATATTATGGACATTAAGAATATTCTTCTTGTAGTTATCATTATCGTATTGCTGTATATAGTGATTCGCTACGTTTTTTCAGATGTAAATACTTTAACAAGTCTTAACTCGGGAACAATGCTTCAAAAAATCACTGCTAGTAGTTTAGCCACCGGGAGTGTATCAAACTCAAGCAATTTCACATATTCCATATGGTTTTATATCAATGACTGGAATTACAAATATGGCGAACCTAAGGTCTTATTTGGTCGCATGGGGCAATTAAGCAATAGCGCCGGTGTAACCATGGCAAGTATTTCACAAAGTGAGCCATGCCCTGCCGTAATTTTAGGAGCAATTGAAAATAATTTGTCTATTGCATTAACTTGCTTTCCCGGAACTGAGTCTGCTTTAACAAACGATGATACTACAATTGCAAATGGTTCGGTTGTGCATACATGCAATGTTAGTAACGTTCCCATTCAAAAGTGGGTTAATTTATTAGTCAGCACATATGGAAGAACACTAGATGTTTATCTAGATGGAAAATTAGTAAAAACATGCGTATTACCCGGGGTTGCAAAGATTAATCAAGATGCGGATGTGTATGTCACACCAAGCGGCGGATTTGCGGGATGGACTGCAAAATTCCAATATTATCCCAACTCAACTGACCCACAAACTGCTTGGAATATTTATCAAAAAGGATATGGCGCGAGTTGGCTATCTAATATTTTTGGAAATTATCAAATTAAGGTGGCTTTTTCGGATAACGGAAATGAAACCAGTAGTTTTACATTCTAAATGGGGTTTTTCTTATATAATATATATATATGGATAACAGTAATTTTTCAACACAAAGTACTGGAAGAGGAAGTGGAATCAAGGATTTCATGAATTCCAGTAGTTTAGTCGCAAGAATATCATTTTTATTATTAGTCATTATTATATTTGTTATAGTTCTTCAGTTCTCTATATCAATTCTAGCATGGTTTTTCGGTCCAAGTAATTCACCAAAATTAATAAATGGTATGGTTGATGCAAAACAAATGTTGGTCATTCCCCAAGACCCTTCTTCCTCCGGAGCTAAGCCAATTATTCGTTCTGTAAATGGACCAAATGGGATTGAATTTACGTGGTCTGTATGGGTCTTTATTGATGACACACAATCATCTCAATATCGCCACATTTTCAGCAAAGGCAACGCCAATATTGTCCCCGAAACTGGATTAAATTTCCCAAATAATGCACCTGGTTTGTATATTGTTCCAAATACAAATGCAATAAAAGTTATCATGAACACATACAATGACATCAATGAAGAGGTTGTTATTAATGATATCCCTTTGAATAAGTGGCTCAATGTTATTATTAGATGTAAAAATACCACATTAGATATTTACATAAACGGAACAATCACGAAAAGTTTGGAATTATCTGGTGTTCCAAAGCAAAATTATGGAGATGTTTATGTTGGTATGAATGGTGGATTTTCTGGTTATGTCAGCAATCTATGGTATTATGATTATTCGCTTGGAACCGCATCTATATATAACTTGGTGAAAAACGGACCAAATACCAAAATGGTTGGGTCTTCTGCAATGAGCATGAAGAATCCCAATTATTTGTCTGTCAGATGGTTTTTTGCTGGCGCGGGAGATCAGTTTAACCCTTTGGGAACGGGTAAAGTATAATCAAGTTACATCTTTTGGAATTATTTCCATTTTATTTTAGAAATATGTATTAGTTCTTCTGGTGTTACACCCTTTGCTTGGTTTTTTTGTAATTTTTTCTTATGCCATTTAACAAATGCTTCTATAAATATTTTTTGTGTAGGGAAAACAGATAATACATCCTTTCTTACTCTTTTCCACAAAGATACAACACGCTTTGAATCTTGAAATTGTTGAAAGGTTCGTATCAAACCAATTGCTTCATCCTCTATTTCTTCAATATCTTCTAAATAAATTGCTTCATAAAATTCATTTACCTCTTCTTTCATCCATTCATATTGAATTAATTTGTTTCCATTTACTGCATGCGTTTTTTTTTCAGCGGTCATGGTTCTATAATTTTTAATAGACACCCAATCTGGTATTTGAATTGCCATAATATATTATAATAATATATATAATAATTCGGCATTTGAAATGTTAAAAGGTGTAAAACGCTCATTTTAGTGGAAAAAAAATAAAATTACACACGTTATCCAGAGATAACACGTGTAAAAAATGTTTCTGAATTAATATATAAATTTCAAAAGTTTTTATGCGTTATCTGAAATAACCTTTATAATATTCTTTTATACAATTCCTATCACCGCGCCAACTACACTCCACCACATAGGACTATAATCCATATCACAAGACTTCCCAAAAGGCAAGCGCCAATAACAGGTTTATAAAAATCCCCTTCATTGTTCGGCCATTCCTCAGTCTGGTTTGTTGTGCCTGCAACCGAGGAGGTATTAGCACAATACATCCTCGCAGTTGCGTCCCGAGTTGAATAATGCAAGTTTTTACCGTAGTGGCGTTTCTTACTGTAGTGGCGGGAAATGACTATAGGCAGACCATTTCCCGGCACCAAAATGCATAGCATGCAGACAACCAGCAAACAATTAATCATTATTCCGACGTGTTTTATATAATTAAAAAACTTTGTTGAAAAAGATTTCAATTTTTTTTAGATTAAGGTGTGTAAATTTAACACAAAAAATATTTACAATACACAATGAAAGATTACACCGCTTTCCCTCATTTTAATAATTTAACAGGGCGTTTTAAATGAGAAAAGGTGGTAATAAATCCGTTTCAGTTTGTATTAATATTATTTTATATGTTTGTATATAAAATAACATGTCTTGTTTGGGACCAAATTATAATCCACAACCAACTAGAGAATGGAGTCGGTTTGAAAATACATGTGCATATGAAGATAATCCAATAACAATTCAAAATGGCATTGCATATAGGTTGGAAGTCCTTAAAAAGGGTAATATTCTTCAATATAAAAAAAATAGTTCAAATATAACGAAAAAACAACGGTATGCTCAAATAGCTCGTGGTTTATGGACAAATCGCACAACTACTTGGGCAACGCAAACCCAAACTTATACGAATCCAAATACTAATAGTTTAAGACGGTCCAATTTTACAAATTTTAATACGGTTACTCTTGCACCCACATCTGCGCCAATTACGTGCCCTGCTCCGGTATTACCACCTAATAACGTGCTGCCTGTAAATAATGGTATCGCGAGTTCATCTGGTTCGGTTATTCCACCAACTAATAATACTGGAAACACTAACCCAGTTTTGCCACTTGTTCCACCACCCCCTGTTCCTGTTGATCCAATACCCGTTATTATTCCAGATGGCGGAACGCTTATTTGCAATGTCAGTGAAAATATTTGCACTGGCGAAATTTATGGCATTACTGAAAGTCAATTTTGTTATCCAACTACAGATTCTGACGTGCCTGGGCCTATTATTAGTTTGTGTTATAATGATGGTCTGCCCACATATTATCCAAGAACTCGGCGCGTTTTTGCTGCAGGTGGCAATAAATGGCCGCAGGGGGAGAAGTTTATTTTTTCGGCAAATTCAATTGTCCCTGTAAATAATATTGCCAACACATTTCTATTCACACTTTGATTATAAAAATAAAAATAAATATAAATATAATATATATGAC